TATATAGGTGATGACGATGGGGACAAGTAACTATTGTGTATTACCTTTCAATAGTGTAAGTATAAGTGCTAGCGGAGAATTGCGACAGTGTTGTAATGCAGGTTATGACGGTAGTAATACATATGTTAGTGAACTTGATATAAACGGAATTATAAACAATAATTTTATTCAAGACATTCGTCAGTCATTTATAGAAAACACACAGCACTCAAAATGTTCTAGATGTTGGAAACAAGAAGCAATGGGCTCGATGAGTTTTAGAGAAGTTGCTAACAGAAACAAATACTATGGTATTGGACAAAGTATAACTAATCGAAAGAAAGTTATCGAATTTGAAGATATCGAATACATCGATATTACACTAGGAAACAAGTGTAATCTAGCATGCAGAATGTGTAATTGGAGTAGCAGTAGCTTACTTGCTCAACAACTAAAGGAACTAGGTAAACATACCGGACCAATTGACCTTGAACTTGACGACGAATCTAAAAACAAAGTTATAGAATTATTCCGCAGAAGTGTAAATTTAAAAAGCATTTATATGCTAGGCGGAGAACCGTTAATTAATCCTCTAAATGATGAAATTTTAGATCTGTTAATCGAAACTGGTCAATCAAAAAATATTTTTATACACTATAATACTAACTTGCAAGTTAACAAAATTGAAGATTACTTAGAAAAATGGAGTCATTTTAAAGGTGTTGAGCTTCAAGCAAGTATTGACGGCTGTGAAGAAGTTTATAATTACATTCGTTGGCCAGGCAATTGGAAAAAAGTGTTAAGAAACTTAACAACTGCTGTTCAAAAAGGTAATGACGACACTTTAAAGGTTAGCATTAGCACTACTATACAAAATATCAATGCGTTAAATATACCTAAACTTATAAACATGTGTCAAACACTAGAAGAACAAGCTGTACCGTTTTTCTTTATTCCAGTGGTAGGTACAATGACACTTGATGTAACTCCTAAACGTGTATTAAAAGAAGCAATTGATTTATTAGAAGCAATGCCAAAACGAATGCAAATTCCAATAGACGATTTACTTGCAAACTATCGCGATGCTTATAATTTAAAAATTGACAAAAAGAAAGTTCAAGCATTTTTTGATGAACAAAAAATGTTTGATTTGAAAAGAAATCAAAATCTTTTTGAAACTATTCCTTATTTTATAGAGCTTGCTGACGAATTTAACATAGAAAGATGGTAATATGATTAAAACTATTAAAACACTATACGAAGATCCGGGAATGATCGAAATTGAGTTTGAGCCTATTGATCAAACAATTATTGATGATATATATAACCCTGAGAATTTTGAACAACTTTCTTTTGAAAATTTAGTTGTTGAAGGCGGCAGGACTAAACTTACTGATAAAGCTCGATCGTCTGAATCGTATAGAAAACTTCTTAAACATTTTAACCCAATGTTTAAAGAGATTACTAAAGCGTTAACAGAAATTGATAAAATTCGATATCCTGTGTTTTATGATTTTGATTCTTGGTGGAGGAAAAACAATTTTGATAATAAAGCAGCATTTATGTTAGTAGAAGACAAAGCAGGATTTAGTCAACCTTGGCATTTAGACAATAGATTTAGTATGTGGGCTGGTTCAATAAATTTAGCTGATAACGACACTAAAACAGCATTTAGTAAAACTAATCATGATTGGACTGATAACGGTTACGACCCTGACAGAAAATTTTACGAAGCTTCTAATAAAAAATGGGTTGGAACCTTTTGGTTAAATACTGAAAATAACTGGCATGCAGTACCGCTAGTACAACAAGACCGTCGGGCAATTGTTTGTAATTTATTATTGGCTAATTAGAATGAAAGATATTGAACTTAGTATAGTTACATTTAAGTATGACATACCTAACACATATATGCAGTTTATATCTTTAGGAAAAAATTTATCTACACGTACTAAAATAACAATATATTATAATTACGAAAATGAAAAAGACGAAGTTTATGAAATTTCACTTATTAAAAAATATATAAAAACTTTTTTAAAAAAACACAATGTTAAGTTTTATTTAAAACCTGCAATTATTAATAATTCTTCCGGCTGGCATTCTCAACAGCTAGTTAAATGGTACTCAGCATATAATTCAGATTGCCGGTATCAAATGGTATTAGATAGCAAGAATTTTTTATTTCGACCATTTTCTTTTGATGAAATAGATTTTGACAATCTGCCAGCATTCGGAAAAGATATAACAGATCAGTGGACACGAGAAACAATTAATCACTGTCAAAATTTTATTTTTGAAAAAACAGGAACACACCGCCGAGGACAACTAATTGATGCAATTACTCCTTGGATATGGGATACCTATAAAGTTAAAGAAATGCTAGATACTTTGTGGCCAGGTAACGGATGGTGTAAACTATCCGATGACTTTTTAGTGTCAGAATGGTTGCTTTATATAACTTGGGTAGAGCAGTCTGTAAATTATAACGCAAATCATCATCTTACTATCGGAATGTGGGGAAATATAGATAATAAAGTGTTAGGTGAATATGCTAATCTTTTTAAGAAAAATTCACAGCATAAATTTTGGACCCATCATCGAATGAAAAATAAGCAACAACATTTTAAAATTACAAGAAGACTAATAAAAAAATTTAATATCTGTAAAGATACTGAGTATGTGCATTGGATAACACTAAGAAATCAATACAACTCTAATTTTTCTTGACAATAGCTCCTGAATCTTTTGCAGACAGCCCTTCGATTTTAGAAAGAATGGTTTCTGCATCTTTTTTGTAGTCGTCTTCCGGAAACCAAATAGGATCCATTGCAAAAAATATACCACAATGTTGATCAGCAAATCCGCGCATAATATGTATATTTGTACTCTTTACACTGGCATAACCTGCGTATCTCCATAGGTCTTTATCTTTCCCGTCAACTAACCCAGTAATCATCCACCCTACTTTAGAAGTTTTATGTATACTATTTGACAACAACTTTATTACAGCATACGGTAACTGACAGTTAATCCAGTTTTGTATGTTCCAATGATCTATAGGAAAAATGTCACCAGCTGCATATGCTTGATCGTTTGGACCTCCGCCGGTGTTCTGATTAAAAAATATAATTTCATATTGTTTATCTTTAAGAGGATCTAAAAGTTCTTGGAGACTTTGTAGACTTGATCCAAACCAATCAATTTTATAAGTTGTAACATTTTTATAATCAAACTCAGAACCGGTAACTAGATCGATATTATACCCTGCATCGGCTATAGTTTTTGTAAATTCCGCCCCCCATTTTGACCCACATCCAAAAAGTAAAACATTTTTCATTTTTTAATTCCTTGTTATTATTGCCAGTTGATTGTTATATTCGTAATTAACATTTAGATTTTTATATTTTTCGTTACTGCGTAATTTGTCTATTTGATTTCTAATATGTTTATGATCCGTGTCGTCGACAAATATTATACACTTACTATTATTTTTTAAAACATATTTTAAATCACGTCTTAGACCTTCGTCGGTGTGATCGCCGTCGAGTATAATGGCATCGTATTTAGAAATATCTAACTTTCTTAATATTCCAGATTGCATATCTATATTAGTTAATTGATTGTTGTAAAATCGTTGTATCTGAGGTAAGTGTTTAAATTTTAAGTGTTCAAAATAATTGTCTATACATTTTCTTACATTGTTATTTTGTTCATTACCAAAAAAAGTATAAAACTCATTTATATCGATGCTAAGAATATGTGTATTTGGTAATGACTTTCCTAATATATATGTGCTTCCTCCGGCAAATGTGCCTACTTCTAATAGATCTCTAACATCGTTTTCTATACAAACTCGGATAATGATATCAAGTTTATCTTGTAGTAATGCAAACGGTTCTTCTAAAAGCTTTATAGTTAACTTTCCCCAATCAAGCCTTTTCTTAGATTTTTTCATATAAATATTTATATGTCTAGTAGTAGCGTTCGTTTTCTTTTTGATATCCAAAAAATACCCGAACATCCTAATTCTTTTTATCAACAAGTAATACAAAAAACTCCTAAATATACAATAGGCGACTTATTTGATTATAACTCAAAAGTGCCGTCCTTGTTTGTAATAGAATTTTTATGGGCTGATGTTAAAACAATATTTGAAAATTTAGATCAAAGTGTTTTACAATTTATCGTCAAACGTAGAATACCAATACTATTTTATTTTCCAACTGAGGGATTTTGTTTTAATGAAACAGGATGGACTGATAATCTTAAAAAACAATTTAAAAAACATAATTTACAGAAAAATTTAAAATACTTTGTAACCGGAAATTTACTTAATAACACTATTGAAATTTTTGATAAAACATTTTCATTAAATTGTTTTGAACGTGTTCTCGAAACAGCATTATACGATAATAAATTACGAAAATTTAACAAAATTAAAATTAATAAAAAATATGACTTTTTATCATATAACGCTAATCCTAGGCCAGGACGAAATGCTCTTGCGTCAGAGATCATAAGACATGGTCTAAACAAAAATGCATTGTTTAGTTGGATTGGAAACCCTGATTGGATGTTTGACCGAGATAACCAAAATTTAAGTTTGCAGTTTTTAACACAACTAGGCCAAAAACATTATACTGATATTTTTAAAAAAGGATTTACACCTTATATATTAGACGTTAATGGTAGCTCGAAGGCCGGGGTTGTTAATCTTATTAATGATGCTCATTATTCTAACAGTTATTTTAGTTTGATATCCGAAACCGAAACAAGTGACCAGTGTATTTTTATTACTGAAAAAACTTACAAACCAATTTATGCAGGACACCCTTTTATAATTTGGGGAAATCCGGGTACATTAATGTATCTAAGAAGTATAGGATATAAGACATTTCCGACATTGTTTGACGAATCTTACGACAATGAACTAGACCCAGTAAAGCGATTAGAAATGATAATTGTACAAGTAAAAAAGTTTAAAGATTTAAATGATAGTATAAAGTATAAGTTAATTAAAACGCAAAACGATATAATACGGCATAATCATGGTAACTTTTTAAAACGTTGGAAAACATCGTTTGATACTGACATACAATGCATAATAATGGATATAACAAATGATATTAAAAAAAATAAACATAGACTATGATATTACTACATTTTTAAATGCTGATTATAGTCAGCACTACGGAAGTTGTATTAGTTATCAAAAACATGAACAAGCAGATATACATGAAAATATATCTAAAGGATTTCCAAAAAGTTATCACGAAGAAAATACAGTGATACAACAATTATGGTACGATAATTCTCAAGTTGACTATACAGAATTGGGCGATCAACTAGGAATGGAAGTTATTACAGTAAGTAGTATTCTTCAGCCACCGGGCAATGTAATTACAGTTCATAGAGACACTTTTTTTCAAATTAATAAAATGTATCCAGATGATACTCGTACAAAGGTACGTGCAAACATTTACCTTGAAGACTGGAAGGTAGGACATATTATACAATATAAAGATATTGACAAAGAATGGAAGAATAGTACACACTGGAGTGCAACTGAAGGGTTTTTATGGGATAGTGATATATTGCATGTAAGTGGTAATATTGGCTTAGAACCTAAATTTACTTTACAAGTTTCTGGTTTTTTACTTGACAAATAGATAAAAAACTGTTATAATACAGGCATGTATGATATTATCTATATCGGTAAAAATACTGATCAGCAATATTTAGACCTAAAATTAAAATATCCAACAGCTAAGTTTTCTGAAGACGTTTCTAGTGCCAAAAAGAAATGTTTTACAAAGATGTTTTGGGTTGTTTGGCCTGATATTAATGTTTGTGACAACTTTAAGTTTGACTATAGTGCAGACGAATGGAGCCAAGAATACATTCATACATTTTTAAACGGCGACACATATGATGGTATAATACTTGTACCTAAACGTGCACAAATAGCAGAACGTGAATTACGTCATAGATTCTTTGTAAACAAAAAAGAAGTAGACATAGTAGCAAGTACACCTAAGCCGTTTGACTTGTACTATGTAGACACTTGGGAAGACTACGAACACGCACTTGAGAACAGTTCGACAGAAATGTTTTGGGCAGTTTCGCATAATCTAAAATACAGCATGTCATACATAAACAGTTTTTATTTTAGCCACCACAACAGCTACGACAGAAAGGAAAATCATGCATTTGTACATGATGTTGATGAACGGAAATTATACAACGGCGTATTCTTATGTTCGCGAAACAAGCCACTTAACAAAAAACAAATTGACTACAGATTCTTAGTAAATGCTAAACAGTGGGACGATGTAGTAAGCGGCTCTAGAAACTATGAAATATATGTAATTAACAATTATCAAGAATACTTAGACGTAATGGAACATTGTCCTACAGAAATGTTTTGGATGATTCCGCCACATGTATCAGTGCGTGATAACTTTGAGTTTGACTTGTACTTTAGTCATGATAATGAATATGACAGAAAAATAAATCACGTATTCAAAAATGGCGATTACTATGACGGAGTTGTGTTGTGTAGTAAACATGCACCTATTAGTGAAAGAGAATTCAAGTATAGATTTATCACTAACAAAAAAGAACACGAAGTAGTAGCAAGTGATCCTTTAAAATATGATAAAATTGTAGTAAACACATATGAAGAATTTTGCGAACTGCAAAAAACTGTTAGCACAGATTTCTTTTATGTAATACCTAGTGATGTAGATGTAGATTGGGACTTTGATTACCAAATACCTTATTACGAACGTGATAATATACATGTATTTAAAAATGGTGAGTACTATGACGGTGTGTTCCTAATACATAAAGAAAATTTACTTGCACAACGTGAGTTTGATTATAGATTCTTTAGAAATAAAAAAGAAATTGATATTCTTGCTTCGGCACCAAAACCCTATGACAAAATCTATGTTGACAATTACGATGACTTAATTATGCAGCTATCTACTGTAAAAAGCAACTTTGTTTGGATAATACCCAATGATGTAGATATAGATTGGAACTTTGATTATCACATACCTTATTACGAACGTGACAACATACATGTATTTAAAAATGGTAATTTTCACGATGGCGTATTCCTAATACACAAGGATAAGCCACTTGCGCAACGTGAGTTTGATTATAGATTCTTTGTAAACAAAAAAGAAATTGATATAACTGTTAGTACGCCTAAACTCTACGATATTGTATTCATTTCTTATAACGAGCCTAACGCAGATGATAACTATACTATGCTTACACAGCGTTTTCCAAGAGCTAAACGTATACATGGTGTAAAAGGCATCCATCAAGCACATATAGAAGCAGCAAGACTTTGTGACACTAACATGTTTTGGGTTGTTGATGGCGATGCACATGTACTAGATGATTTTACATTTGAACATCAAGTTCCTAAATGGCAAAGAGACCAAGTCTTTGTTTGGCGCAGTCGAAATCCTATTAACGATTTAGAATATGGATACGGCGGCATTAAACTGTTTCCAGTAAAGGAAACATTAAACATGGATATTACAAAGACTGATATGACAACCAGTATTAGTTCTAAGTTTAACGCTATGCGAACTGTAAGTAACATTACATCATTTAATACAGATGAATTTAGTACTTGGAAATCAGCCTTTAGAGAATGTTGTAAATTAGCAAGTAAAACAATACGAGGACAGGTAGATAATGAAACAGACGAAAGGCTCGAACAATGGTGCGAAACAGGACAAGACGCACTATATGGAAAATATGCTATACAAGGTGCTTGCGCAGGCCGTGCTTTTGGCTATGATAATCGTAATAGCCCAGATATATTAAATTTAATTAACGACTTTGATTGGTTATATGAACAATTTTCAAAACATACCATTTGATGACATAACAAAGTTTGGACAAAAAACTTTGTTGGATACCGACTTGTTTACGGTGTCTTGGATTCTTGCGAGGTTTTGTAATTATAACTGCTCTTACTGTTGGCCTTACGCTCGCAGTAGTACTCCTGACCATCAAGCACTAGACGTATACAAATCTACATTAGACACAATCAAACAACAAGCTAGAGCAAACGGATTTACTGACTTTCATTTTAGTTTTAGTGGCGGCGAACCTACTGCATATAAATACTTTGGGGAGCTTATAGAGCATTACTGTAGTGATACAGCACCTGAATACCAAAGTATACACATGACCACAAATTTATCACCAGGTAGTAAATGGTGGAACAGATGGTTAGAAGCAACAAGTACTTTACAGCGCAGAAGCATTACTGCTAGCTATCATGCAGAGTTTGCTAACGAGCAAGAGTTTGGAGACAAATGCTTGCAACTAATGAAAGGAGGAACTTATGTTACAATTAATCAAGTCATGGTTCCAGAAATGTTTGAAGAACTTTATCAACGTCTTGAACGATTTGCCTCCAGAGGTATTAACGTTACTCTCAAACCCCAATCCGACCCTACTGCTTCCTATGTTGTACATGGATACACAGCTGAACAAGTTGGAATCATGCAACAAGGATTCCCTCAACAAATCCCAGACGAATTTAAAAAAATAATACCTTTGTTACAGGTAGAATTACAAGACAAAGACGGTAACATTTATTACATAGACCAAGCAGAACGATTTAATGCATTTGGATTTAACAAGTTCGAAGGATGGGAATGTAATGCTGGCTATCAAGGATGCGTTATAAGAGAGAACGAAGTTAAGCGTAGCTACAGTTGCCACGATGAACCCTTAGGCACGTTAGACGGCGGATTTGAGCTGTTTAAGACACCACGTAAGTGCATTACTCCGAGTTGTGTAAGTAGTGCTGATAGCAAAATACCAAAGAGAAAAATATGAAAGTTGATATACAAGACGTGCTTTTTTGGATGGATGCTATTCGCAACAGTGATGACAAATATCGCACACTCGAAAGCTTCTGGAAAGGTCAAATCAACAGCAAGATATGGCTTGCTAATGAATTACGTGTAAACTACGTTAATGACGATGCTCGTATTGTAATATACGGTGGATGGAACGGAGTACTTGCAAGTATACTGTTTAACAGCAGTCTTAGCATACAGCACATTACAAGTGTAGACATTGATGAAGACTGTCAAGAAACTGCATACACAGTTAATAAAAACTATGAAATGGCTGGAAGATTTAATGCAGTAACAGCAGACATGTGCGCATACACGGAACCTGCTGATATTGTAATTAACACAAGTTGCGAACACATTACACAAGAGCAATATGAGCAATGGTTAGACATTCAGCCAGACGATGCACTATTTGTAATACAAAGCAATAACTATTTTGAATTAGACGAGCATATTCGTTGTTCAACTGATATAGACGATTTTATGCGTATGAGCAAAATTAAACCCTACTGGCGCGGTGAGTTTGAAACTCCTAAGTATACTAGGTATATGATTATAGGAAAGAAAAAGAATGTTTAATTTTAAAGATCTAAAAGACATACATTTAGAAATTACAAATCGCTGTCAAGCAAGTTGTCCTATGTGCAGTCGCAACATACACGGCGGCTTAGAAAATCCTCTTATCAAAAACAATGATTGGACTATAAACGATTTTAAACACATATTGCCTAGCAAAGTCCTTCGTCAGATTACTGGATTCTATTTTTGTGGAAATTTTGGTGATCCTATCATTAATAATGATCTAATAGAAATGTGTCAATATAGCACAGACACTAATCCTGACTTATATATTAGAATACACACCAACGGTGGCGCAAGGAACAAACAATGGTGGAAAGATCTTGCAAAGGCATTGCCGCCGTCGCATAATGTTATTTTTGCAATTGACGGATTAGCTGATACACATAGTTTATATCGTGTTGGTACTGACTTTAACAAAGTATTAGAAAATGCTAAAGCATTTATCAGTGCAGGAGGCATAGCAGAGTGGGCATTTATAAAGTTTAAACATAACGAACATCAATTAATTGCATGTGAAGCACTGGCTAAAGAACACGGCTTTGCTAGATTTACATATAAAGACAGTGCTAGATTTGTTGCCACTGAACAGTTTCCGGTATATGATTCAGTTGGTAAAACAACAAGATATTTAGAACCGCCTACTGGAAGTAACATCAGTCTTATTACACAAGACGTAATTGACAATTATAAAGACATTGTAGATGCTAGTGAAATTGATTGCTATGTGAAACAAACAAAAGAAATCTATATAGATGCATATAAGAAAATTATGCCTTGTTGCTTTTTAGCAAGTATACCTTATAATTATGCTGCTACAAATGATACTACAAAATCTATTAGATTAGAAATTGAACAACAATATGTTAATTTAATTAACGATCTAGGAAATACAAACGCATTAGAAAACAGTATACAAGATGTGTTAGACTCGCCGGCTTGGCAATCAGTATGGAAGAAATACTGGAGTACAGAAAAATTAATTACTTGTGCTAGAACTTGCGGCGTAAATAAACTTAGTAAACCTAAAGATCAATTTATTGAAAAGGTAAATTTATAGTGTCTAATTTAAAAAATTATCAAGCTCAAATAGAACAAGTGTCCGGCACCCCAACATTTTGTATACTACCATGGATACACTTTGCTACTCGTCCTAACGGCGATATGCGATTATGTTGTTCGTCTAATGCAAGCGGTGCAGGCAATGACCATACTGTTGGTCTTGTTAAAATGGAAAACGGCAAGCCTGCTAACTTTGGTAGAGAAACTCCTATGGAAGCTTGGAATAACGATTATATGAAAAGTGTACGCACAACTATGCTCAATGGAGAAATACCAGCAAGTTGTGCTAAATGTTTTGAAGAAGAAAAAGTAGGGGTAGTTAGTAAACGCATTTGGGAAACTGGAACCTGGCATCAAGACGAAAACGGTGTAGATATTCCAGAACTTATTCGCCAAACAAAAGAAGATGGCACAGTACCAGAAGATTTGAAATATTTAGATTTACGTTTAGGACATACTTGTAATATTAAGTGCGTAATGTGTAGTCCACATGATTCTAGTAAGTGGGTAGCTGACCATAAAAAGTTAATTCCTGTACTACAAGATCCTGAAGTTAAAAGACAGATGCAATGGGATCGAAAAGAATTTAATAACAAGTGGCACGAGAAAGACACTTTCTGGGAAGAAATGTATGCGCAAATTCCTAATCTAAGACAAGTGTATTTTGCTGGCGGCGAGCCCTTGATGATCAAAGAACACAAAATGTTTATTGAAGAAATTTTGCGCCAAGGGTATCAAGATAAGATATTACTACGTTACAATTCAAATGGTTTACTTGTTGACGACGATTTAATTGAAATGTGGAGTAAGTTTAAAAAAGTTAAATTTGCTATTAGTATGGATGCATCACACGAGCGTGATGAGTATATACGTTTCCCTACAGACTTTGAAACTGTAGAGCGTACTCTGCATATGCTAGATAATACACCTGATAACATACAAACAAGTTTAGCAACAGCAATACAAATATTCAACGTAAAGCATTTGCCTGACTTTATGAAGTGGAAGGTAGAAAGTGGATTTAAAAAACTAAACAGTGGTAATGTGCCTGGCGGCGTACAAATGGGCGGTGGCTTAGTTAATATGCATTTGCTATACATTCCAACTTTTCTTAGTATACAAATACTGCCAGAACACGACAAGCAAGAAGTTAAAGAGCGCTTTATGGACTTTAAAGACTGGTTATGGAAAAACTACAGACAAGACGACGATTTCTGGAAGCATAATCCATACGGATGGAATCGTTGGGAAGCAGTTATCAATCATATGAATGCGCAAGATAATAGTCATTTATTACCAGGCTTTAAGGAATATACAAATAAACTAGATTCTATTAGAGGAATAAATGCAGCAAAAGTATTTCCAGAGTTGGCACACTTACTATGATTAAAGAAATTAGAAATAATCAACCAGATGACATGTTGCGTATAGAATATATGCCTGGAAACATTTGCAATCATAAATGTCATTACTGCTTTCCAGGCAGTAATGAAGGTGATCAACCTTGGGCTGATATTGATATTGTAAAACAAAATTTAGGACATTTATTAAAACATTATGAGTCACAAGGTAAGACTAAGAGTAATATCTTTTTTGTAGGCGGCGAACCTACTTTATGGAAAGGTCTCGAAGATCTTTGTAGCTATCTAAAAACAAATTTTGATTGTATTGTTGAGATGAGCACAAACGGCACACGTAAACAAACCTGGTGGCGTCAACATGCAAAGAGCTTTGATCATGTAGGAGTGAGTGTTCATCGAGAGTTTGCGAATATAGATCATCTAATTAATGTATGTGATACTCTTTATGAAGAAGGCGTGTTTGTTAACGCTGATGTATTATTTGATCCTGATGCATTTGATACATGTTTAGACATAGTAGAAAAATTAAAAACAAGTAAACACACTTGGCCTATTATGGCTAAAGTTGTGCATTTTGATGGTGTCCATCGGTATACTAATGAGCAGTTAGCATATTTTGAAGATAGTGTTAAAAGATATCCTACACAGGAGTGGTACGATGCTACGTTTAAAAAGCAACGCACTTCTGTAGATATTATAAAAGATGACGGCGAAGTTATTACAACTAACAGTGACAGCTGGGTAACGAGAAATAAGTTAAATTATTTTAAAGGATGGGAATGTAATTTAGGTGTAGATATTCTCAAGATATACCCAAATGGAGAAATTACGGGTAATTGTCAACAAAAATTATATGATGGTTATAATTTATACAATAAAAACTTTACTGAGTTGTTTAAGCCAAATATAGCCCCAGTTATATGCACCAAAGCAGTTTGTGGTTGTAATGGTGAAATAGTTTGTAATAAAAGAAAATTAGAATATTAAAATTAGTAATCATAATAACTCCTTAAACACATCTATACTTTTAGCTTTTGGAACACACATTCCGCAGCCGCATCTATCATTAGGACATATAATAGGACCGCTAGATACGGCAGTTCTTGCATAATCTAATATTTTAGATTGATCGTCTAAACTTCCTATAGGCCCTCTTTTGCCGCCATGCAATGCTTGACATGTTTGATGGTGATATACTAATCGCTCGTGCTGATCAATATGCATAAAATAGTGATTAACAGAACAACTCCAGCCTTTAAAATGATTATCGACATGAGTAATAGGAACCCATTTGTTGTCTACTTTGCCAGTCATGCATCTTCCACCGCAACACCCTCTACCTACTGACGTACCTTCTGTTTTATTTTTAGCAGGCTTCGGCTGTCCTATATAATTAAAAAACCATTCTTGCTGTTCTTCGCTATAAGTATGACTTGTTCTCCGCATGGATCCGTCAGTGTCTTTAAACCATCCCTGACGCTCGACTACTCCGTCGCCGATTGGTATAGGCTTGTGTTTGATATCTAAAGACTTTAGCATATAACATATACCTCGTACTTCTTCAAAATAGTCAACATGCATCATAACATTAACTTGCAACCAAATACCAGCAGCATGCAGGCGCTTGATATTTTCTATTACGTGTGCTTTAGATTTTTCATTACCTTCAGGATGGTAGCTAACTGTTAACCCGTGAAATAACTCTATAATCTCGTCGGTTCTTTTTGGGTTCCAGACACCATTAGTTGTTAACCCTAAACTAAAATTAGGTTGGTTTTCTCTAATATATCTTGCAATATTCCAAAATTCAGGGTTAGCAGTAGGTTCACCGCCGGTGAAATCTATATTAATTCCTTGATTTTTTGAGTCGTATATATCTGTATACTCTTTAATAAATTTAAAAGTTTCGAGTAATTCGTCGTATGAGTGATACGGACTATATGTGTTGTGTCTAGAAATTTCGCAATATGTGCAATCATAGTTACAACGTCTTCCAGTGTCCCACGTGACCATCATTTTTTCAGGCTTAGGTAAATTAATTGCAGTTGTTGTTATCATTGTTTTACCTTTGTTAATGGAATATCTGCAACACAGGTACAAAATTTACGTGTACAAGTGATAGGGTCAATAGGTGATTCAAAAGTACCATTATAGATATTTCCTAAACTTCCGCCTACTCTACATGTAGCTCGATGCACTTCACCGTCCCAGTTAATCATAAGACTTTCTAGACCAGCATTACACCTCCAGCCCTCAAATTGGTTTAATTTATGTTTAATAATATCATTAGCATGCAACATATCTTTGCCATCTATAACACAGTTTGCCTTTACAGTTGCAGTTTTACTTAGTATCCATTCTAAATCTTTTTCTTTATAACGCATATCGTCGAACCATTCTCGATCATCTGCTTTGGTCCAGCGTATACGCCGGCACACATATGGAATATTATGACCTTCTAAAAGAATAGCAGCGGCTCTTACTGCATCCATGTGTTCGTGATGCGCCATTAAATTAACTTGATATAGAGTAGACATACCTTCCATGTCTAATAGCTGACTATATCTAACAATATTTTCTGCTGCTCGTTGACTGTGTTCATTATCAAAGTGCAAACTAAACACCCATTGATTTACAGGTTGTTTGATATACCATTCTGCACTACGCAATCCATTAGTAGTAACACTTAGCCACTGTAATCTTGCTCTAGCACATTCTAATATATCATTAATCTTAGGATGTACTGTAGGTTCGCCACCGGTTAAGCTCATACGTATAGGCTTGTTAATTTTCTCTAGTTCGTAGATTGTATTAACCATAACGTCTAGATCAGTATGTGGGCTAAAGTTATCGTGTATTTCTGCAGGACAGTAACCGCAATCTAAATTGCAACGCTTGCCTATGTTCCATTCAACGTGAATGCTATCTTGATGCCCCCAACGGCTTTCTATACTATACATTCTACACCTTTAACTTTGTTAAACATTTTTAAGTACTCAATGTCTTGTTTGTTTTGTAAATCTGCTACAGGAATCATTCCCAAGTTTAGATTTTTAAACTCAAATGATTGACGTTTAAGCCAAAAGTTTATGTATATTTTTCTTAATATATATTGCCAATAGGGTATAGTTGGACCGAACTTTATCATAAAGTCTGCACTATAATACTGTTGCGGTCTTACTCCTTCAGCAATACTATCTTTGTCTTTAAAAACATCTAAAACTGTTTTACCTACTTGACAATAGTCAATGTAAACAGTGCCGTGCGTCCAACGAAATGTAAAATGTTTCATGTCGTTGTCTGTTAGTGCTATTATCGGTCTGTCTTTAAAAGTAACAACTACAGTAGGATGATTTTTTGTTCTTAGTTCTGCTTCTAGTTTGTGTATTAGTATATTAAATCGTTCAACGTATTCTTGTATATCTTTAGGAGCAGCATTAAACCACTCAGTACCTTCATTAACTTCGCCTCTTAGATCTTCAAAAAACTTATGAAGATAGTTTAAATCGCCTTGTATATCGGTACTTGTACGACTAATATAGCGATCGATACATACGCCGTGTTGATTTATTTTAGTAATACATTCGTTAAGTTCGGGAATAAGGTTATGTGTACCCCAGTTAGTAAATCTATCAGTGTCAAAAAGGGCATACTGTTGCTTTAGTTCGTCAAACCATTTAGCTGCTATGTCAGTATCTCTTACAATAAAAGGTATACTAACATCTTCTTTACCATTAGTTAATATTAGATTAAACATATGGCGCAAACTCTAGATTAGTTGCTAAGAAATCTTGACCACGAGTTTTGTCTAAACGCTTGTTAAACTCTATGCAGTCTTGCCAATGTGTGGTGTACATGCAATTTGATTCTAAAAAGTTGATATTATCTTGTATCTGTTGTAGTGTTACAGTTTCTAACAGTTTGTGTTGTTGTACTAGTGGATAATCTAATACTTCGGTCTTCATTTGTTCTAAGCGTTCTACAACTTGCTTCTTTAACTCTGGTGGCAATACTTGCGCACTTAGACTCATAGGATAGTTTACTCTGTGCGAATAAAATATAATTCCTAGTTCGTTAATAAAGTAATCAATAACTTTATCAATTTGCATTATGTTATTTGCTTGCACAGTAAACGCACCGACTACACGACTTACATTAGGAAAGCTTTTAAATACTTTTATGTTTTCTTCTACTTCGCTAAATTTGCCATTGCCTCTAATGTACTCGTAGACATCGTGTATACCGTCTATGCTTACGTTTACAGCAATTGATTTAAACTTAGGCCAATAGTCGTGTATAGTACGTCCGCCTTTTATACCTAGCGTAGTACCGTTTGTAGCATACTTTAGTTCTATGTTATCACCGTACTCGGCTAGCTTGTCCAGTATCTTGTAATGGTAAGGATCCATTAGAGGCTCACCACCTGCAAACTCTACTCGTCTAAAATGCGGCAATAGTTTTTCAAAACTATCCCACCAGTTGTCTGAGTTATCAAATGGACCAATATACTGTCCGGGTTTGTCTACTAACCCTTCAACAGTGGGAATAAGATAGTTATCTTCCTTTTTATAGAATTCAGTAACTTGATCCCAGTCTTTCCAACTTGTGCTGTCTAAAGGATTACACATACGACACTTCAAATTGCACAAGTTATTAAGTTTAATTTCCATTGTAGGAAATTCAAAGGGCATTGTAAAATCTTCGTCTAAAGCATCTAATGCATCAGGGTACAAGTTGACTCTAGCTTCGGGTATTACTCCTGCTGTATGACGCTGTCGTAAGCTCTGTACACCCTGATCTTCAAGGTCAAAACACGGTTTGCAAACATCAGGACGCTCATTGTTTAGTACTTGTCGGCGCACTTCACGCATAGCATCACCGTTCCAAGCTTCTTCTAAACTCTCTTTTTGTATCCATCCAATAGGCTGACTGCGACAACATACTTTGATAGCACCGTCTTCTCTAGTAGCAAGTCCAGTAAAAGGATGCATACAAAATGTACAACTATTTGATTTGCTCAAAGGCCCATTCTCTTTCTTTACACCAAAAACATTCTCCGCATATAGGAACAATTTGACCTGGTGTATATGTAGTATAATTTAACCCTTCAAACTCGCCTTCGCAACTACGGGTTAAATTTAGTAAATCTTCTATATTATTATCATAGTACTGTTTAATAATCCAGTCTTTAGTAGTATACACGAAAGGGTGATGAATGTCAACCCCCATATGCTTTATATGTAACGGAAGAACTCCTTCGTTTCTGTCTTCTAATGCACCTGGGATATCTATATCTGGATTCTTATTAACACCGGCAAACCATGCATCTAACTTATGTGTGTGTGCAATAAACTCATTGTGTGCTCTAAGTATAATTCTGTTGCCTGGTTTTGTTTTTCCGTACTCGTCGGTAATATATGTTGTGTGCGGCTCTTCCATTTCTGGAGGAATAAACCCTTCGATGTGTTCTATGCGATTACTAAAATGATTGCGAAACCATTCAACTACATCTTGGGCAATATAACGTTGCCATGGCCTTGTTTTCCATAAGCGTATTTGGGTAGTAAAATATATGTCAGCATCGGTTTGTGACAGTACAAGATATGCAAGCAATGCACTATCAGCACCCCCGCTTAAACTAATACCTATACGCTTCCATTTTTTATCTATAGTTAGATTCATAATAATATTTACCAAGAAATATGCGTAGTTAATGATTTCTTGGTAAATATGCTTATGCTTGCTAAAACACCATATACTGTATCTATTGACGACATGCCGTTACTTGAAAAAGGAAAGCACGATTTAACAGTACCTTCTGGAGACTTTTTTTACGATCCTTGGGTATTACTAGAAGAATACAAAAATACAGTATGGGAAAGTATTTTGGATAGCCTTCCTATTGACACTGGACAAGCAAGAATTATTGTAATGGAGTCACCTAGTTGTTATACACAACATGCTGACATTGACGACAGATATCATTTAAATTTGTCAGGTGATCAAGACTACCTTATTGATCTTGATAATCAGCAAATGCACAAACTTGTAAAAGACGGAGTGTGGTACGAAATGGATGCAGGAAGATTGCACACTGCAATTAGTGTAGGCGAGCATATTCGGATGCAGCTAGTAGTTCGAAAATTATTAACACGCAATGTATTAAATAATCTAGTGTCTGTAAAAATAACAGCCGGCGGATCTAATCCTAGGTATAGGTTTGATAATACTATGAGTGTTTGGTTAAACCGTGCGTCTAAAAATAAAACTATAAGCAATTTTAAACAATCTGAAGCATCGGTCTATTTTGATGTAGAACACTCTTCATTAGAAGATTTAAAATCTATAGTTCCTAAAGAATTTAAATTAGAGAGCAATATATGAACAACGTAATATTCTTTTCACTTACTGGCAAACGATGGGAGAGATCTATATGGCCTCATCGAGTTGCTACGTATTTAAGAATGCACGACTGGGACGCAGAAGTAGTGGACTTTACTGCATTTTGGAAACTAGAAGAATTACAAGAATTTGTACGTTCTCGTGCATCGTCAAAAACTGTTATGTTTTGTTTTGGAACTGCATTTTTAAATCCATGGAGCCCATTTTTAAATGAGTTTATTGCTTGGTTGAAAACAGAATATCCTGATATTCCTGTTGTAGTAGGAGGACAAAATGCTCTTGTTACTCCGGCTGAAAATGTTGACTATTGGGTAGACAGTTATGGAGAAAATGCTGTATTGGCTCTGTGTAGGCATCTTATTGGCACACTGGGGGCTACTTTAAAAACTGATCCAACTATTACTGATAAAAAGGTTATTAGAGGATTGCATCAGTATCCTTCTACGCCATTAGACAGCTACTTAACTGATTACGAAGCTAGAGACTTTATGCAACCGTACGAAATGCCGCAAATTGAAACTGCACGAGGATGTATGTTTAATTGCAGCTATTGTAATTTTCCACTGTTGGGTCAAGCTAAAGATGTTAGTGTAAGCAAAGAAGAGTTTAAGCGTCAGCTACAAACTGGATATGAAAAATGGGGAATTACAAACTGGCGAGTTATGGACGAAACGTTTAATGATCGTCCGTCAAAATTACAAAAATATGCCGAAGCAGTAGACGAGTTAAATTACAATCCTTGGATGTGCGGATTTGCCCGCGGTGATTTAGTTGTTAAGCACAAAGA